ATAATTTTTCTTGCGACAGGGATTCGGATGTAACAACTCCTACCGTCTATGCTTAGTCTTAAAACCTTGATTTTCATTTTATTCATTTCTATTATTGTTTTGAACCATTTTCCTGATGTCTGGTAAATGGTAAATTATTGGTAATTAAATTCTAATTGTATTATCAGTTAACTGTTAATCAACTTCCACTAACTCACCGTTTTCCAGTCTATACCATGTGTCGGCCTTGACAACCTCACCATCGACTACTACAGCCTTCCAATCGACAATATCATACGAATCTTCCCCTTCCTCAGCTATGACCAAAATTGCACCAATTCCGCCCTTTACCCGAACATTGTTGCCTCTTGCCACTGACAAACCATTAGATCCTGTTGAAGCCTTTCCTCTTGCCGTGGCAGCACCATAATAACCAGCCGTGGCAGCACCACAATCACCAGCCGTGGCAGCACCACAATCACCAGCCGTAGCAGCACCACAATCACCAGCCGTGGCAGCACCTCTATAACCAGCCGTGGCAGCACCTCTATAACCAGCCGTAGCAGCACCATAATCACCAGCCGTAGCAGCACCACAATCACCAGCCGTGGCAGCACCATAATAACCAGCCGTGGCAGCACCTCTATAACCAGCCGTGGCAGCACCTCTATAACCAGCCGTGGCAGCACCACTATCACCAGCCGTGGCAGCACCTCTATCACCAGCCGTGGCAGCACCTCTATCACCAGCCGTGGCAGCACCACTATCACCAGCCGTAGCAGCACCTCTATAACCAGCCGTAGCAGCACCACAATCACCAGCCGTAGCAGCACCACAATCACCAGCCGTGGCAGCACCTCTATCACCAGCCGTAGCAGGTTTTCCCGGATCCGCATTACACTCGTTAGTACACCGTTCCTTGACATAAGATACAGCTGCTTTCACAAGCCCCCTTATATCAAGCTCAGCACCTATTCTAATTTTTGAAGAGCAAACCTTGTCACTTTCTGAATCGTCTATTTTACCGCTCTGCTCAACCTCACAAAACCTTGCCCCGGCCGGCGCATAGTAACCAAAAACATCCAGAGGGTAAGGACACGCATGAAAACCTTTCTCACATGCCTTTATGTCGCCTGTTTCTTCATACTCCTTACCTACCTCATACTTAAACCCTCTACAAGATAAATCTTTATCAAATGCTTTATAAGCCTTTATTTTCTGTTCCATGATATTATTTATTTTTTGTTATTTTGATATTTTGATTATTTTCTGTTCAAAGATCGGGCATTTTCTTCTGCCCAACAGATGTATTCCATGAAGCCTGTAGCATGGCTTTTCGGGAATCGAATCGTATTTACGATATATGGCACAACGGCGGCAGATGCGATGTATACTGTATTTCCCTTTTGCGCCGTAACATACCACAGGATAACCGTCAGCAGTTTTCATGATTTTCTAAACAAATGACTGAACGCATTATCCAAATCCAGGTCCAAATTCAGTTTGGACGGGAAAGATTTAATGTATTCGTACATCTTATAAGCGAGGTTGTCATCATCACCGCATCTGTCAATCAGTGTGAGTAACATAGCATTCACCATGTCAGAATCATTGCCGAAGTTTTCCTGAGTGGATTCACTGCAATGATTCACATCACTTTTCAATCTCTTTATCGCGGCTATGGCTGTGTTGAAGTTTCTTTTTGAATCGTGTCTGAGTTCAAAGCCTTCCTTCTTGTATTGCTGCTGCATTTCAAGAAGGTTGGTTTCTAAAACGTCCGTGAGGACAAATACGATGTTGGTTATCGTATTCAGTTTGTCTGTTCCTTGCATGATCGTGTATTTTTTATCAATTATTTTATTTGATACAACCTATTTTAAAGCCGTATAATGAATTTTCCTGCATGAAAGTATCAACTACAGGCTTTCTTGTTGAAAATCTTGTCACGGGGCTGGAAATGCGGTATATCGTTTTCTTTCTTTGCCCTGTCAATCCATCTTTGGAATTTGGCGGCTACAAGAGGACAGTGGATGCGCAGGTTCCTGTCGCGTTCCGCTTCCCATTCACGTATCTTTGTCTGCATCTCGGTATTCATAAATTTCTCCTTTTTTCGTTATGATTCTTTCTTTTGAAAACTGTTACAAATTTGCCCGTATCTGTCACAGGCGCACACTCTATGCCCTTTGGCCCTGCAATACGCAGAATTGTCCCCGAAGTTCGAAGCATTCTTGCAGTTCCGGCATTTTACATATACGGGTTCCGGCTTGACTTTCTTTGCCATACTGTCAGTATTTTCATGGCTTCCTCGTCCCCGGATTCCGCCCGACGTTTCAACTCGTTGTACCAAGTCAGGGAAGAATAACCTTCGGGAGGAATGAATCTTCTGCCCTCTATCTCATCCTGCACCCTTTTCCGGTTTATCGCGTCCAGCTCATGATCCCTTTCGGGCTTGAACTCCTTGAAGAAGGCGTTGCCTATTCTTCTGGCATCGAAAGACGCGAATGAATTGTCATACTTCCCGGCCTTGTAGCGTGCGAAAAACAGCATCAGTTCGGAAAGCTTGTAAGCCTTGACCTGTGAGGCAAATGACTGACAAAAGATTCTTATCCCATCGGCAACGCCCTTTTCTTTGCTGTTGGAAGCCCCGAATATGCCGGACACCTGTATGTCAATCCAATATTCGGAAGAGCCACAGCCGTAAAGCGCATCATACTGCATCAGCGATGGACAGTCTGCCATATAAGCCCTTTCCGGGTTTTGAAGGGCATATCCCCACTGGACCGGTGAAAACACCCTTTCAACCTCAGAACGGTCTTTCCATCTGGTCAGCCAAGCCTTCTTCGAGGTCTCGTTTATGTTGTTGTAGCAAGCTAAGAGCGTAGGCGTTAACTTCCTGTTTGTCTGTATAATTGCGCCTATTGTTGTTTCCATTGTTCCGTTGTTTTTCAAGTTCAATTTTTAGCCATCGGGCAAAATGCGATTTTGCATCTTGGGGTGATTTAACAGTTTCTCCCTCGTTTTGGAGCTTCATAAAAAACTTCTCCAAATAATCATAAAAATCAGGAGGCGCGAAATCCTTATACCCACATAAACGAGTATTCATGCAGACAGCTTCCATCCATGAACTATTCGACTTCAATTCTTCATAGCACTCATCCAGCCCCCTTTCAAAAATCCCAGTCGGAATTTCTTCATACGCGCACGGGGGAGAGAGATAATTATCTTTGTCTTTATCTTTGTCTAATGCGCGTACATTATACTGTAAGGGCTTAGGTTCTACTTTAGGTTCATGGTTAGGTACAAGGTTAGGTTCAACTTTAGGTTCAACTTTAGGTGTCAAATTTTGATAGCTAATCTGATACCTTGTTTTGTCCCGTTGTCCTTTTCCGCCTGATTTGAATGTAATAAGACCCGCCTGAACTAATCTGTTACGTGCTGATTTCATTGAGTTGACCGACACTCCCACGTCAGATGATACCTTTGTATCACTACGCGTCCAGCTATCCACCCAGCCTAAACGATTCGCTGTTTTTATCAAGTAAAAATAAAGCCTCGTTTCACAGCAGGTAAATTCCCAGTCTTCGTCAAGAGACCAAAACCAATTAATCAGTTCTATATAAGTCATATATTTTTAAATAATGTCCATATCTACTACAGGAGTGTTTTATTATACCAAAAGGATATTACGATAGAAATAAAATAAGCTCTATATTTTCATTGTTTCTATTTGTGGAACTCGGAAACAACTACTCATACAGAGCTAAATTATATCTTTATCATACGAGAGTTCCACCAATCGCATTCATTATTTTCACGGTGTAAAGCTAAATAAAAGTGACGTAAAAATAATCACTTTATACCTTTTATTTTCCCGTTATTAACTTTTTTTCTAATATCCCTTCCTTTGTAATGCCAAATCCTGCTTTGCAAATGATATTTGAGTACGTATGTTATCTCCAGCGTGAACAAGAGTTCGATTTATGCGATCTAGCCATACGACCAACTGATTAGCAGTCACACTTTGAGCTGCAACGAACTTAATTGCAACAGTTGCCGGAACTCGTGACAAGAATTCCATGTGTTGAGAATACACGTTTGCTGTCACTTGGTCTTGATATGCCTTTGCATCCGCCAAAAGTTTCCCACTTCTTGCAAGGTAGACATTTATATCTGTCAGACGATCTACCAATTCTTTCGGGTTATCACTGGCTGTTATTTCAAGAAAAGACTGCATCTCTTCTATTTCCTGTATGATAGGAAGTAGAGGACAATCATCTATCTTACACGAGCCCGTTCCGTCATTTTTAGGGCAGTATTTACAATTTATTTCCATGATAATTATTAATTAAGTTATTATTTTAAATCACAGTATACGTTTAGAACCAGCTTTCTAATGCTCAATTCATACAGAAGTCAAGAAAAAACATATTGCCTTTCTCTGCCTCGTATTCATCTATATGAGAACCACAAGATTTCAGTTCTGATACCTCATGCTTTAAATTTTCGTTTTCAGCTTGCAAGCGATAACATTCTGCTTTACATTGGGCATATTTCGTAAATGCCTTCAGCATTGCCATGTACTGATTATAATCTATCTCTATCTTCATAACGATGTGTTTTTACTGTGATAATTACTCTAAACCTACCGCCCGAATTGACGGTAGGGCGTCATAAATGAGAACGTTGGTTAACCTCCTACGGCACTTACGCTTTTTATATGTGGCAAAATATTTCTTACAAAACCTGCCCTAGTAATTACTTAGGGCAGGACACTTCCACGTGTTTCCATTGCTCTATATTTTTATATTAAAGTTTTGTATTTTTATAAATTAATCGAACGGTTTATCGCTGTTCTTATATCGTTACGATAATCACGTTTCCAATCATTGCGTCCCATTCGTGAACCGTAATAGGAACGGTAGTTTCTATAGTCACGGTTGCCGTATTTTGATTTGTATTCGGCTGCACGCTTGGCGTTTTCTTCATTAATCTTTGCTGCTTCCTTTGCTTCCGCCCATGCTTTTTTAAGGCAGTAACTAAATGTAGCATTGAAGGTATGATTGAAAATGTAATGCGCTCTCTTCATTATGTCTGATAAATTGTAACGTTTCATATATTTAGGAGTTAATTGTTATTAGTTCTTTTATTTGATGTAAAGATACAAGTTATAGCTTGTTTTACCAAGTGCAAAAACAAGAAAAAACTTATCTTTAACTTTATTTATGCAAGCTATAACTTGTTACATAGGGAATATTACTACCTTTGCTATAAATATTAACGACCATTAATTATATGAGAATCAGAGAAGCCATAGAACAACAAGGAATGACTACACAAGATGTAGCTAAGAAAATGGGTATAACCCTAAGTGGGCTTAACCAGCATATATCAGGAAACCCTTCTATAAAGGTATTAACCAAAATAGCAGAAGCTATCAACGTCCCCATGTGGCAGCTATTCGCGTCCCCGGAAGAAGTCGCCCAACAAACCAAGTCTGACACCTGCCCACATTGCGGTCAACCAATAGTAGTAAAAACAACAATTGAAAAGCCATGAATACCAAAGAAATAGATAAATCAAGCCTTGTGAAAGCCCATAAGCTTTTTGACACAGGAGATATCACTAACATTGAAGTCGGTACCATAAAAGGACTGTGTGATATCCACAAATACCTGTTTGAAGGACTGTACAACTTTGCCGGACAAATCCGAACCTTGAATATCTCCAAAGGAAACTTCCGCTTTGCCAACTGCCTGTACCTCGATGCCATTCTTCCGGTAATCGAGAAGATGCCCGAATCAACCTTTGAGGAAATCATTGCTAAATACGTTGAAATGAACATTGCCCACCCATTCATGGAAGGGAATGGTAGATCAACACGCATTTGGCTTGATATGATCCTTAAAAAGCAACTTAAAAAGGTAGTGGACTGGCAAAAGATAGACAAGCACCTATATCTTCAGGCAATGGAACGTAGCCCGATAAATGACCTTGAACTACGTGCATTGATAAGCCAGGCGTTAACCGACCAGATAGACGATCGGGAAATCATATTTAAAGGGATTGAACAGTCTTACTATTATGAAGGTTATGAACCGGAATAATACTAGTTTGATGAAGAGAATAAATATAAGGGATGCGAATGCACCCCTTTATTTATAGCAACTATTCAATATCCCTATATTTTAGATAGGGAGAACATTAGGATATTTTCGGTAATACAACTTAGTCAATGTGGATTTAAGGCTGTTATAGTCTTTGATAAAGCCTAAATCTATCCATTGAGCTATCTGTAATTCCAGTTCATACAATTCTCGGATTTTAGCTTCATCACCAATTTTATTACGCATTTCTGATTCATGTTTACCATAGACTATGATGTTTAGAGACTTGGCCAAATCCTTAATCTTTTTCTGGAATATATCCCCAGGGAGTATTGAACAAACGGCACGACACATAGCAGGATAAGCATCTCCAGCTAAATTACGGTATTGAATCATCTCATCATATACGAAGCGTATTACCTTTACTTCAAAGCGAGGATTAATCCACATGGCAAATTTTGTAAATAAGAAAGGATGCATCCATACTTCTTCTTTAGGTCTGCCAGCTTTACCCTTTTCTTTAACCTTACTCTTCTTAACTACCTGATTATCAATTTTAGGGGAATTTTCCCCTAAACCATTTTCACGTTCTTCAGCTATGAGCGCTTCTATAAAATCTCCAGTTCTTTTAGCCAAAAGAAACTCATCCATTTTTCTTTGTTCATTTCCTTTTACTGAATTCCATTGACGTAACAAGTCCCCACCGTCAAAATAGCCATCTTTTGTTCTCTGACTAACTGTAAAATCACCCATTGGGCGAATCATGATTTGGTTCGTTTTCATAATTTAGTCTTTACGTTCCAAGAACGTTCCGTACTCCTTCATACGGTGGTTAAAAAGTGAATTCTATATTTCTTCTATGATTTACAATGCCAATAGATTTATTATTCCTTGCCTACCAATTCCGGTAATCTTTCTATGGTAGATAATATGTCCATTGTCAGCAACCTCTTGCTTTATATCAAACCAGCCAAGGGTTGCGTATTTGGTGTATGGAACCCATGTTTGATTAACCTTGTACTGCACACCAAGTTCTTTTAAACGGTTATTGAGTTCAATTGCCGATTTAAGACCCAATTCTTTAGCAACTTCCGTACATGTATAGGTCTTATTTACATGGGTAAGAACAGCAACCTGTTTCTCGGCTTCAATACGTGCAGACCGTTCTTCTTTTAGCTTAGTGAGAAGTTCAATACCAAAATCCGGATTATTTAGTATCTGGTCTATAACGTTATCGGTAGCATAGATACCATGCTTTCGGATAGAAGGAAGAACTTCTCCACATACCCAATCTTGAAAAGGTTCTGCTTGTGGCTTGTCTGAACGCATAATAGCTTTGTATAGGTTAGATTCACTTACAAAAATAGCTTCTTGAGTTCTACCAAGCGAATCTATGACCTTAATCAAACTAACCCCATCCGGTTTCAGTCTATTCTTAGTGGATGTAATTTGCAGATCGAGTATCTTGCAAACATCCGCTAGACAAAATAAAGGTTTATCACTTGTTCCGGCTACACGAACTTCACCGAACGATTCATTCTTGAAAATCTGAATATTGTCCATAATAAAGTCTTTTCGTTTGAGGACGTACCGCACTTCTTCATGCGGAGATAAAAAGCGAAAGCCATGCAGGGGGTTGTGGCCTACACAGCTTTCTATATCTTAATCCTCTGATTAATTCTAAATTTAATAAGTACAACCCAATGCACTGCAAATATACGGATAATTTTCAAAAGTGGCATTTTAAGAGCCATTTTTTTAAAAAAAAGAGAGGTGCAAATACACCCCTCTTACGAAGATACAGCATAACTTCACAGTTTTCCGTATCTTGATTATACATAAAAAGCGTAAGTGCCAAAAACATTTACATCATTATTCTACAAGCTGAAAACAAAATGTCAAAGAGCGATTTATTTAAAATCAAGCATACATTATATATCTTTCAAATAATTATCCACCACTTTAATAAACTCATCTAATGAACGAACAACAACGTACTTGTTACCATTCGCCTCACATTCCTTTTGCCAGTCTTTTTGTACCGGTCTTTGGTATTCTCCCGGCTTTTTCATTTCTACACACAAAGCTCCATAGAAACGGTTGCTTTTAAGAAGTATCAAATCTGCAACTCCGGGAAGCATACCTTCATCTTTCATATAAGCACCGTTTCTTGCAGAACGTCTTGCCGCATTAGGAACAGCAAACAGCATATTTCTGAGATGGGGATATTTTAAACGGAAATATCTAACACAAGAACATTGTATTTTATGCTCTTCATTTTTGGGCTTGCTACGGCTGCTTGCCACACAAGCCTTGGATTTCATTTCTTCGTAAGTCATAACACTTCAACAAGTTTAAAACCAAGTAACATCAATAATTCGTTGAATTTCTCTTTATACCAAAGTGGCTGTGTTTCTTTGGGATTATTAGGGTTGACTTGGTTCTCACCGTATAGAAGCCCGGATTCAGTTATAGATTTGAAATGCTTATCTTTACCTTTTGATGATTTCCTTTTAATATCACACAAGATACCTTTCTGAATCGCTCTTTGATTAAACACCTGTGCACTGATAGACAAACCCGCTTCTTTGAGTAATTCTGTCGCTGACTTGAGGATGCCGTGTGACGGAGTATAATCAGGAATAGGAAGTCCAAGAGGTGCAGCTACTTTACTAAGTAAAGACAATTTAGAAGAATTATTTAGATTAAGAACTTCACTTACACCTTTTACCCATTCAAGACTTACCCTAACTTTAGTTGTTAGTGATGGTTCACGTTTTGGCCTTGTTTTTTCTTCGATTGCTTTATGAACGGTGTGGTGGAATACTTTTCTGTACACTTCAAAAACGGATCTTACTTTTCTTGCGATGAAGAATTCCAAACAAGAGACAGTAAGTTTATACTCATTTGTCGGTCTTCCACCATTGGGGTTTTGAGGATTTTTCCTTAAAACTTGATAATCAACATTTTCTATAAAATCTAACTTCAAAGCTGAAACAGCATCTGATTTTTGACCGTAAACGAGCATCCATACTTCATCAAGATTGACGGGGAACTCGTTATCAGATTGTGATAACTTTAACACTGCGTTGAAGTACACTTTGATTTCGCTTTCGCTACTATCCTTTGATAAAATAATTTCTTTTGTTCCCATGTTATTTTTTTTATTAAAGCCCCGAAGCGTATTCTCCGGGGCACAACCATTATTTATTAACCCATGCCATTGATGTGTGGCTCACATTTATGTGTCAGCAGCAGGACTTGCACCTGCATGATAGGAGTTTTTCTTGGACTTTCACCAAGTAGTTTTGCTTTTTCACGTTGCGGTGACATTCAGCATTACCTGTTATTAGCTCAGTGGTTTGAATTTCTTTTTACAGCTAACCGTAACATATTGACTTGCCAACCTATCTATAAGAGCTTCACTTTAGTGTATCTCATTGTTCCACCATACTGACTGACCATTACTTAATCAAAATTGAAATTATCTTCACCGTCTGGATCTTCGTCCGGCATATCATTACCGAAATCCATAGGAATGAACCAGTCTGAAATAAAATCTTCCATATCAGTCAATTTTTAAGCATTAGGGAACTCTGGTTTAACATCTGGATTTGCTTCATAAGGATAAACATCCATAATAGCAGTTTCCGCTACCGAAGCAATCACGTAGTCTGCCATTGTGCCTTTCATTCCTTCATCCAGTTTCTTGACTGCATCTCTCAAGTCGGCTGCTTGAACAAGAATGTTTGTGGATGTTTTCTTTTCCGCACCAGTTTTTTCATCCAATGTGATAAAGTATAACTTGCATTTAAAATACCTGTCAGCCGATTCTTCATCTGAGAAAAATATCTCAGAATAGTTGGCACGTTTTATGTCAGAAACAGTAAATTCACCGCTAATAAACGGTGTCATTTCCTCAATACATCTTCCTTCGCTTTCTGTAAAAGATAAAGAATCAAATAAATAAGATTCTGTGACTTTTTTATTCATCCCGTTTTCCATTACTTTCTCGTATCGAATCTTTACCTCAAACCATGTGTGCATCATAATCATTCCTCCTTTGTCTTGTTACGTTCCTTAATCATTGCATCAGCTATTTGGTAAGCTGTTTTAGCCTGTCCTTCATAGTAGTAGTTTGTAACACTAACTTCTTTGGACGGGAAAAACAATGTTATAACTCTGTTCCATAAAGTTCTCCTGCGTTTTGCTGTCATCATTATGCACTTCATTGCTTCAAGCGCAATATGATCTCTTGATATATTGCTTTCCATAATCAGTCCTCTTTTTGTATTAGTCGTTTAATCAATTCTTTTTTCCATCCTTGAATGAATCCATTCTCGTCAATATCCATAATGATGTAATCGCCATATCCGTTTTCTTTCGGGCACATTACCTTAGGCACATAGCCGTTGTAAGAAGTGATAACCTCTTTGTTTCCATCGAGAATTTCACAAGCAAAATCATCGCATACTTTGTAATGGATATTGGCGGTAATTCCTTGCTGCCAGTTTACTATCTTACCTGCTTCGATTTCAATAAGCGGTCGCCAACGCCAGTTATTACCACGCAGCACCATGTGTTGTTCTTCCATATATTCGGCACAAGGCATTTGGGGGCTTCCGTCCGTTTCTTCACAATCGGTATCCTCCATACCGTTGATGTATCCGTCATCCCAATAGCGTACACCTGCATCCACTTCTAAGTAGACCGCTTCAAATTCTGTTGGTTTGTTGATTGTAATTTTCATATTATTTTAATTGATTAATAACTTGTCTTTTGATTTTCTTGTACAGCTTCCCGACAAAACGTCCATGCTTCTCCGTTCCGTCATCGGGCAACTCGTTTTTATAAACATGAAGAAGTAACTGGATGAGAAGCACTTCTTGTTTTGTCAAAGTAAGTTTCATAATTATTAGTCTTTAATCTCCCATAAATGCCAGCAAGTACTATGTAAGTTCACAAATTCTTCTCTCGGAGGGAATATTTGTGCCACTTGAATGTTATTTGGTAAAAACTTATATCGTACATCTTTCAACTGCTGATAACCTAATGGAAACTTAGCACTTACTGATAAATGCCATAACCCATTTTCTATTGCAATTATCAAACTCATCCCTTTGTATTTAAATACTCCAGTAGAATACACTCCATATTTGTCTGTTATTTCTTGCTCTTTAATATGAAAAGGGAATGACTTTGATTCATCTAACCTGTATTTGAGCAACTCTTCTCGTGTCATTTATTAAATGTAATTTATATATTGTTCAATTTCAATCTCCATTACTGAAGTATATCGGATTTACATAACCACATAACATCAAAATGGCAAATCGTCCAAATTTTCATCCACTTGTGCGGTGGGTGCATTTACAGACGAAGATGCGTTCTGAACCTCATAAGGCTTCATGTTACCTATATACGGAACAGCTTTTAGCTCGTCCTCTGTCATACGTTCGCGAACTTCTTTGGCAAGCGACTGTCGTATGCTGTGCGTGTCACCATATTTACCGGGAGACTGGTTTTCCCAAGCAGTGGAGTCAATATACGCGCCTTTGGCTTTCAAGTTATCATCTGCCGATATGAAGATGTTATTGTCTTCAATAGGTATGAAAACACCTCTTTTTGTAGATGTCGCGCCTTTTACAGTTACAACGCAGGAGTTTTTAAATTTTAGTAAATTCAATTTTATGCTATAATTCATAACTTAGTATATATTAAAGTTCTATCTTGTCAAAGTCAATGCCTCGTTCATTCATGAAGTCACCCAAAGCAATGATATTCTCACGAGTGGTGGTGACTTTGAAAGCTCTCGTTAACAGCTCAGGCTGTTGTACTTCGGGATGATTAATAAAAGGAGGTTGTTCGTTGGCTTTTTGTCCTGCCATGGCAAACGGATTGATCGGACGGGATTTGGCTTGTTCTACTTCAGCAGCTTTACGGGCTTCTTCGGCAGCCTTTCTTTCCTGCTCTGCCTTGATGCGCGCCTCTTCTGCTGCTTTGGCACGCTCACGCTGCTCCTTCAGACGGTTGGCATACTGAATGGTGGATGTGATATTGAGCGTATCCATATAATAAGTACGAAGGACATCGAAATCCTCCCCAAACCCCTTCAGCGTGGAAAGTTCGTTCTCGACTTTGGAGAATATGGAATCAATTTCGTTGCATACAGACTTCATGCTTGCAGATTTGTTGAGCCACTCAGACTTGAAAACCTTATTGAAGTCTACAAGGTTGACATTCAATCCATCAAAGTAAGTCTTGATAGTGGCTTTCTTCCTATCCTTGTATTGCTGTTCGTTTTGCTTGACTACCGTGTCAATCTTGGCAGAGCACTCGCCGATAAGTTTCACGGTTTCGGTTACAACGTCCTTGAACTCCCCGAAAGGTTTCATGAATTCTTTCTCAATTTCAAGACGTTTGGCATTGAGGGCTTTCGCCGCCTTGTTTAAAGCTGCCTTATCTTTCTTTGCCTGATCGATATTCTCATCGTTATAATTGGAGATATCATACATTGGCAAAGCGGCTTTTACCATATCTCTGATTTGCTTTGCGTTGGTAGTAAGACTACCTAACGTCTTTTCACTGACGATCAGTTCAAGATCGCTTTCTTGGATTGTTAATTGGGTATTCATTGTTCTATATCGGCTATTTGGTTAATAATATCGTCTGCCATACGAATGCGCTTCTCCATTTCCGCAAAAACCTTTTCATCTGGTAGTATGCGAACAATATGGATAGGATCTTTTTGGAAAGGATTGTAAGCAACAAAATCCGTCCAGATTGCATTACAGCACATCATGTGAGCCATACACTGATAGAAGTATTCATATTTGACTTTGAGGAGCGAATCATTGTCATAAACTTCACTTTTGTACTTCATGAAAGTATTTTGAGAAGGAGATTTTATTTCTATACATCCACGCTCCCCAGATTCTTCATCATAAAAGAACCCGTCAGGACTACTGGCAAAGTTGGGGATAGTGGGGTGCTTACACGACCCCACTTCTACAATATGCCTTCCTGTTAACCTTGAATACAAATTACGTGCGCTTGCTTCCTGCTCTGTTCCGAATCTCATTGCTTTGCTCTCTACATTAACAGCAGACAAATACTCGGCAAATGCAATATCATCGTTTACAATCTCAGGATTCATAGCTCTTTCTGCCGCAACTTGGAAAATGTAATTCTTGGCAGTATCGCTGAACATGTCACTTCTGCCGCTTTTCATAAGCAAGCCTATACTACTGCCAGTAATGTTACCAAGGCGACATCTAAACCAGTCAAGTGACCTTTGTTCTGCATTTTCTATCATAACAACGTTTTTTGAATAGGTTTATCATTTGCTTTAGTTTGGGGCTGATTTACCGGCTGTTCTGCTTTTGGTTGTTCTTCAACTCCTGCGGCTTTTGCTGCGATTTCGGCAAGTTTATTAGCTTTTGCTGATTTATCAATAATTTCCTCATATTCTGCATCCTGAATATCTTCAACTTCTTCCTTGGTTAAGAATCCCATTGATATTTCAGGACAATAGGCGCGTTGCCAGAAAGCAGCCGCACGATAAGTAAGCATCAGATTTGGCATTGTAACCCATTTGCTCCCAGACTTTGTATACCACCCTTCTTTTATTGCCATTTCAATAGTTATCGGATCTGATTCAAGAACTTCTTTAGTAGAAAGTTCAGTGGCATAAGCAATACATTCAATATTATCCACATCAGTACCGTCAAACTCTTTTACAACGATTGTATTGCGTCTGTTTGTGGCATCCCACACTGTTTCATTGTATTTTACTTTACCAACCTTCCCCAGCGTTCTTTTCCGATATCTGAGTGAAGTATATCTACCACTCATATTAATGGTAGCGATAAGGAACTTGCTTGACCATGACGGGTTTCCCTTGACAACGTAGAGATTCTGCATTATCATTAACGGATTAGCATTCATTCTCATTGCCATATCAAGCGCAATCACACAATTTCCTGTATTCCCTTTATAAGCTTCAGGAACAATTGTACTTTCAGTGTACATCTTAGCCATGCGCTGCATGACCTCAAACTGTTTCACGGTTTGTCCTACCGGTGTCATTGCAAACTCTGCCGCTTGTTTGGCCTGAATAATCTGTAATTCTGTAACTTGATTGTTTTCTTCCATTGCTCTAATATTTAAAAGTTTAACAATATCTTGATAACCCCTGCGCTAAGCAAAGGCTGGTTCTTTCTTCTTCTAAGTTTTTATCAGTATATCCTGACGAAAGTTTTGAAATGCGTAATTTTAAATTCTGATCAATCTGTCCTTTAACATCGGATATATCTTCCTTGATAAGCTGAATAATTTCTTCCTTAGACGAATACCCGTATTCAGGAAGATATTCAAGTTTACATGATTCAACTTTTTTCAGTTCTTCTTCCAATTGATATAGTTCATCATACATTCTGTTCTCTTTTATAGGTTTCATAAACAATGCCTACAGCAGCCAACAATTCTTTCATTCTTGAATTTTTCTGTTCCACGGCATCATACATGGATGCTTTAATTTGAACTTCAACAGTATAATTGGCAAGTTCTTCGTGACTCATAGCCAACAGTTCTTCTTTTGTTTTCATGCTCTTATGTGTGCTAATTATGTTTTCTTCTTTTAATCGCCCTCTATTGTTTCTGGGAATACTTTCACTTATTACTCCGGTAACAGTATAGTATTTTTGGAACATAGGTACATCTGCACCAGATAACCATCCTGTTGTCAGGTGATACTTATCCTCTATTATTGTTTTGTATACATCTTTAAAAGCTGTAACTCCGTTCTCTATTCTTGAATAAGTATTCTGACCAATCTTAAGTATATCAGACATTTGCTGTTGCGTCATATTCATTTGAATTCTGAATTGCTTCAGTCTGCTTTTTTGCTTTTCCATACTAATAAATGTTATTCATTCTCTTTCTCAAGCCTTTTACTATGCTTTTCTATATATATTGAAGAACAAGAAAAAATAGAAAATGAGATCCAAAACCAAACATTATCAGGATTGGCAAGCAATATTACCATAATCAATGATAAAGCCCAAATAGTTAAAATCGGTGTTCTTTTCATAACTTATTGATTATCTTTTTATTATGATGTAAAACTACTTTATTTTTGACTTTTATCCAAAAATTATACTTTGAAAAAACTTGTCATTAACATGATATAACAATTTGATAATCAGGTTTTTAAAGAAGCGTACTTCACTACATCATAAGCATTACAATACCATCTTCCATTTTGGCGATTGGCAGGTTTCTTTTCGGCTCGTATCGCCCCAGAACCAACCAAACGAAACAAACGAGATCTACCTCCAACTATATCAGCAGCCTCACGTTGACCAAAAGTCTTATCATTAAGGACTATCTTCAATACATCTTCATCAATCATATCTAATCTTTGAAAAGGTTATTCTTATGGGCATATTGGATAAATTCAGATTTCTCGTGAATATCCAACTTTAAATAAACCGATTTAATATGGTTTTTAACTGTATGAGGGGAAAGATAAAGCCTTTCTGCAATATCCTCATTATTAAAGCCTTCATATACCAACTGCATAACTCTCATTTCCGCATCTGATATACGGCAGTTGAATTGTGGACAGCAAATAACGCCCTCATATCTGCATTCACCACGCATAGGACATCTCACACGTTCAAAATTGAATCCACCTTTTTTATCTATATCCCTGCTAGTATTATCCAACTCTCCAAAATTGCACTTGCAAAATCTATTTACCATAAGAAATTGAAAGTATGGGATATTCTGCGAACTTCTGCTATAACATTCCATTAATGCTTTATACGCTTCAGGATAACACTCCCTTATACGTTCGAGGATATCTTTCACAAGAACAGTTTCTTTATCTGTTATCGGTTTATTGCTTCCGTCAGGAAACATGCACCAAAGTTCATCTTCAAATATGTAAAACTCCAAATCACTCATCATTCCACACATTTTAGTCGGACCATAGATTTTCAGGAGATATCCCTGTTATTTCAGAAAGGGCAGCGATATGTTCTGGGTTATTAGGTTTCATTCCATATACAACCCAGTTTCTTACAGCAGTAAAAGACACTCCTGTCTTTTTTATCACCTCGTTGATAAACTCAGTTTTGGGATGAGTAGCATTTGGAAGATTTGAATAATAGTCCTTTAAGGTTATTTTATCACCTTCACAAAGCTTTTTGGTTGTTTTTAAATCATCTTTCATTATCTTTGTAGTGTTATATAGAGGAGTTCTATAAATTAAAATATTGTAGTACAGTTGTTTATATGGTTTCAAGAGCGTAAATTTGCAGAAA